TGCCTCGGGGTTCTTGACGTTGAAACCGTTCTGAAGAACGTGTGCTGCTAGTTTGTTCATGTCCACCACTCCAGCGGACACAAACGGCATCATGGCAGCCACTAGTTCAGCAGCCTGGGCACGACGGGCAGACTCGTTGTTCGGCATGGTCGAACCACCCACAACCTCGAAGTCAAACTCGCCAGCAATATAGTCACGGTCATACTTGACCCAGATTGGTTCACCGTCACGACCCAGGATTCTTGCGACCTGGATGCCAGTAAGGAACTGCTGGCTAAGAGCCAGTAGTTTGCGTCCAATGGTGGCGATACCGTTTTCAACGGTCGCCAACTTGTCTGCGGTACGGGCGTTTGCTGCATCCTGGAGCAATCCGACTTCCGTTGCCGTACGCCGAATTTCGGATACAGAACCACGCATGAACTCCGCAACACCACTAATAGTGTTGATGTCCGCTTCGATCATCGCCGACTGATTGTAGAACTCAGGTGGGTTCATCAACGCAGGGAACGGCTGGACAACATCTGCTAGCGGGGCATCCCCGATAACAGGAACCATGATGTTGTCCTCGTCGGACTCCATCGCAGCCCGACCATTAGCGTCGATACTAGTTTCACGGAACAGATACTTGCGGGCGTACTTCTTACGATGGTTCATCATCTGAGTACGAGTAGCGTTCAATTCCCGCTGCAAAGGTTCGATTGCCTCAACGTCACCAATCGGGTAGAACTGGTCAGGGACATCGTAGTTCCTGAGCATCACGAACGGGTGCCCGAAGGCATACGGCATTTGGCGGGGCTTGATCAGGAAGGATTCTCCACCCTCAGCAAACACGCAGACCGTATTATTTCTTAGATCGTAGAATTCAAAGATGTCAGCATAGCCTTCATCTTTGTCGTTGATCTTGCGGTGCTGGGGTTCATCCACGCTATAGCGAGAGTAGGAAACCGCCTGGACTTCCTCACGGGCGGTACGATTGTAACGGCGATCCGTGCGGACGTCGCTAATAGGGCGACGGGTACGGTGAGCAATCCACTTAATGTCATCCATGCTGGTGCCATCAGGGTCAACGAACACATCGAACGGGCTAAGACGCTCCACGAATGGAGCGTCCTCTAGCACATTAAAGTTAGTTGTACTATAGTTTTCTTCTAGGTTGGGATCGTTGACATCTTCGTCGTCACCGATACGCTCCTCCTCAACGTATCGGTAACCGACCTTCATCCAACCATGACCAATAATAAGTAGGTCCTTGACGGCACGACGGAACTGGGTTTTAATTTCCCGATGTCGCCACCAGTAGTTCACCACTGCTTCCGCAATCACAGCATTCGGGGCGTTTTCTGGGTTCACCGCCGCAACAGTGATCTTCGGATAGTTGACCGAAATGCTAGGGGCGATGACGTTAACTGTGGAGAAAATCATGTTGACAAGGATGCGATCCTCGTCCGTGAAATACTCGTAATGTCTACCCCGATACATGTCAACCAGGCGCTTCCAGGTTTCATCATATGATTCCTCTTTGCGCCAACGACGAGATGCCGTAATCTTCTTACGGTATCTCGCCAGCAGTTCACTATTGGACGTTCGTGCCATCTAAGGGATCCTAACTATTAGTCTCGGTTTGCAGCCTTGGCTGCAATATACACTTCTGCGGCACGGTAAGCAAAGTTAAGCAATGCTCCGACACCAGCCCAAATAGCGGAATCGCTAATTTCCAAGTCGCCTGTGGCTGAGCCAGCGGCAACACCAACAAAAGCAAAAATAAACGTGGCTACTGCACGTCGGATCGAATCACCGTACTTCATGTTTAACTCTCTTTCTAGCAGCCTTGGGCTGCGCTATGGGTGTGTGGTTGTGCCAACTAATGTGATCGTGTAAACGATCATCCAGTTTAATGACACGCTCCTCAATCCTAGTCAGGATAGACGAGTTCTCGTGGTGTTGCTTGCTATTGTTCTTATCCAAGCGGTGCAGTCCCCACATCATCGGTCCTCCGATAATCGCAACTACAATGGGAACCCACCAATACATGCTAGATCACACCCATCGACTTCCGACAGGCTCAGGGTTGTAGCCATTAATCTTAGCGTCGCTAATGGTTTTCTCCTGGCGTTCCTTAATGGTGGGACCATGGAAGTTTTCCTTGCCATGGGCGAATCCTAGACGGATAGTACGGACATGGCATTTAAAACAAACTGAACCACGACGGTTCAACTGTTCAGCCTGGAACGAATCCCCGCAGTTATCGCACATAAAAGTACCCATACTATAGATAAACCGTTCGCTAGCGACCAACATCCGCACCATGTCGGACATTGTATGCGCCAATCGGCTGAGAACTGGGGGTAGTATCGCCCACAAGGAACTGTTCCCACCATGCCAAAGAGTTCCTAGGGATATTCTCGCCCACATAATACTCTGGCAAATATACATACTTTAGCATCTGGTTGGCGATAGCCAATGATATCACACGGTCGTCATGCGGGCTACCAGACATCTTGCCGTTTTCTTTACGGACAAACGTCCGTAGTTCACCAATAGTAAACTCACAGCAGATGTCAATATCCTCATTACGAATAGCAGCAGCCAACTCGTCAATCATCAAAGGCTTAGAGGAAGCGCTAGTGCGCCAACCCAAAATACTAGTCGGCGCAGGGCGGGCATGAGCCAGCCTGCGCTGACGGTAGATATTCCTATAGCCAGTTCTCTGCAAAGCCTTGAGGGTTGTTAGACCGTGGTTGTTGTTCTCAACGCCAACCAACGCCATGTTGTACATCATCCCAATCTCGGCTAGCATTTCCCCAAACAGGTCGGGGTCTATTCGTCCGTGCCAATGAGCCGCAACAAGCCCCGTATTAGCGTTGATAATATGAGCCGAACTATAGTCTCCATGCGACAAACCTTCTGCAACGTCAGCACCAACAACATAATGAGCAGTGCTGTCTGGCTCCTCCCATATTTTAAAAGGACCATCCCCAGGGATAAACCTGGCGTTCTCTCCAGTAGTTACCGTTCCAACCTTGGGCGAACTAGGGATAATTGAGTTGATAATCTCAATATCAAAAACAGGGTTACCCGACTTGATGAACGCTTCCTCTGGGGAGCGTGGATATTCCTGATGTAACTGCCATTCAGGTAGAGAACGGCGCTTGACTTCATACCAGTCTTCGTTGCGGTCCCCAGCATCCCAAGCCCAGAACACCCTTGAACTGGTTGGTTCCAGTCTGAGAACCAACCCACAGTTTATGAAAGAAGTTGCCTGAACCATTGGCAGTACTCAGGCAGATAACTCGTCCACCAACGTCAGCAATAGGTTCGATAGATGCCCACGCCTCATCAGGATTACTAAGGAACGCCATCTCGTCTACCACGACTAAGTATACGGATTCACCACGAGCAGGGTCATTGCTAGAGGGCAATGACTCAATAGCGGACTCGTTGTCGAATACCATCTTCAACTGGTGGTCCGTCAGCAGTCTGGGTCCACGGACCTTCATCCACTCAGGCAACCAGCGGTACCCGTACTTGGACTTCTGGAGTAGTTTCATTGCCTCACGTTCCGTACGGCTTAGCATGACCACGAACCTATCGGATTCATAGTATGTTAGCCAGAAACAATACGCAGCAGCGAGAGTGGAGAAACCAATCTGGCGTGCCTTAAGGACTACACTGTAGCGGTTAGCCAGCCAGGATCGGACTGTCTCACGCTGTGCTTCACGCAACTCGAACTTGATACGTCCACGCTCAGGGTGTTTAATGTACCAGTAGTTCGAGCAGAAATGTACGAACGCATCCAACTGCTCATCGACAGTAGCATTCTTCTTGGCTTTGCAGGCTCGCCATTCACGTTCCTGCACCAGTTCATTAATGTCCATTTATCTGCGCCTAATGTACCTAGGGTTTTTGTCCACCCAGAAGGGTGGCATCTTGATCTCAGAATTCAATGTGGCACCCGCATTACGCCAGGTAGCCACTTCGGTACCCCCAGCCCCGTTCGACACGCCAGAACGAAACCTAGTGGCAAATGCGAGGACATTAGAGCCACCAGCCGTAGCGTCATCGGCAGTTCTAGATAGCAACTTAGTGCTAACAGCAACCGAAGTTCCAGCGCCTACGCCGATAGCAGAACGGACACTAGTGATTAATAATATACTAGACGAACCACTAGTGCTAGTTCCACTAGCAGTCCTAGTTCTAGATACTAGATGAACGCTAGACTGCGTTCCGCTACCAAACGCCGAAGCCGTCCTAGTTAGGACTAGTGTATCTAGTGCGGCACTAGATCCCGTACCACTACCGCTGGCGGATACAATCTTGGTGCGCAACCATAGCGCTGAACCAGACCCTATACCGCTGCCAGTCCCAGTTCGATCTACCGAATCAGGCGTGCCTTCGTAGTCGTAGGATACGGAATCGTAGTCTACTATGGCATCATAATCAATAGCCATAGATTAATCCTAGGGTGTTGGTTCTTCCTGCTCCACAATATCTTCGACAAATACTGGAGGTTGGAAACCGTTCACTTCATCCCATAGCCATCCATTACCAACCAAGGTGTCGGTGTTAGCCCAGAATCCGCCAAGACGTTCGGTAGCCCAGTTAGCGTTACCAACGATAACCTGGGTTACTGTACCATCTTCAATTTTCGCTGCGTATGTTTCCATTATGCTGCCCACCTAACGATAACTACACCAGAACCGCCAGCACCACCATTGTATGATGTTGAACTGGAGCCGTTGCTTCCTGCGCCACCAGCGCCACCACCAGTGTTAGCCGTTCCAGCATTTCCAGCACCAGCAAACTTCCCATCTGCACCACCACCAGCGCCACCAGTGCCTACACCACCAGAAACGGAACAACCGCCACCACCGCCACCGCCGTAAGTAACACTAGAGCCAGTGATGCTATTGGCAGTCCCAGCACCGCCATCACCACTAGAAGCCACAAAATCAATAAGAGTTCCGTTGGTTCCAGCCGCACTATCTCCAGCACCACCACCAGGTACGCCGTCTCCGCTACTGCCTACGCCAGTTCCGCCATCAAAACCATTCGGCAAACATCTAATTACTGTTGTGGTCACACCTCCGCCATGACCGCCACTGTTTGCGCCAGGCATACCATGACGACCTCTGCCTCCACCGCCACCACCACCAATAGCAAAAAGATTAGCAAACTGGGTAGTGCCACCAATTCCAGCCCTAGTGCTACCAGCAATTTCTCCAGTACCGCCAGCGCCAACAACCGCATTGTATATCCCATGACCCAAAGTTAGTTTTGCTCCACCAACATTAGATACAACATCTCCGCCAGCACCTCCTCCTCCAGCCCTGCCGTAGGGAGTTCCAGTCATAGTAGAGCCACTGCCGCCACCACCACCGACAACAAGATACTCAACGTCAATAGTTGTATCAACAACAGTCAGACTGCCACTAGAATTCCAGGTTACAGTACGCCAACCACCACTAGTGGTATCACTCGCTGCACCCTCAACAATAACCTGGGGGATTCTTGACCAGTCTTTGGTGTATGTGTCAACTCGTGAACGACCACCGAATCTTGTAGCCATATCAGTTAGTAATCCTATTGACATAACCGTGAACAGTAACCACGTTACCAGTCCCAGCAAAAGCCCTAATAGTCAACGCAGTAGCGTTGCCCTTGATAATCAAACCAGGGGCAACGAGAACCAAGCCAGACTCGGGCAAAATGGTCAGTTCAATAATATCATCAGGCGAACTGGTACCTCCCCACTCCACGGTCAACTTGACGTTCGACGTACTAGAGTTCACTGCGTACAACCAAATCTCATCCATCACAGACGTATTAGTCGAACCAGTATGAATCGTCGTTCCAGGGGACGACGTAGCCGCAACCTTAACGGCACGACCGTCAGTTGAACCTGACAAGATGTTCTTAGCAAATGTAGCCATTATTACTCCAAATCAATTATTAGGTTATGAGAAAACTTGAAACGAAAGCGGATCAGCAGGGTTATCAACCCAGGCGGCATCATAGTTGGTAGCCGAGTTCTTGATAAGAACCTGACCGCTAGCACCCCCAGATGGTAGCACCTTGCCCTCGACCTGGGTCACCTTATAATCCAACGTCGTTGTAACCGCCGAACTGTTGACACCTACCTTCGCTTGCAATGCCTCAATCGCATCATTCGAATTAGCGTGCTGAGCAGAATGGCTAGGATTGTTTAGTTTGTCGGTACTGATTGGATTCGTCAACGAATCCAAACTTGTGGGGAAGTTAGTTGCCATAAGTTACCTGCCTTACTAGTCCAGTGTCAAAGTGAGAGTGGTGATCTGGAAGGTGTCACCTGCTGTGACAGGCGCTGAGGATGACAGAGCGCCAGTCCACAAACAGTTTCCTCCAGTTGAGGCATCCCAAAGCGACCAATGAGTATAGGTTTCCGTAGTAGAAACATTGGACCAAGTTGCACTGCTAGTGGTTGCGATTGAACCACCAGAGGCTGAACCGAACGTGACTGTTTGGCGTGAGGTATTTGTTGCCGCATTACCAGTACCATCCTCTCCAGGGTCGCCCGTGTGCAACTTCAAGTACGCACCGCTAGCAGCAAAACTAGTGCCGCCGACCGCATCAAGCAGTTTGTTCTCTGCGTAGTTACTAATCGTCATAATCGTTCCTAGGATTGTGATTGGTGCGACTCTTAGGAGCAACACAGAACGGACATTCTTTCAGATCGGCAGGAAAATACTCCCCACACTTAGGGCATTCGTTCGCCCGATATGAACCCACCCAAGCCACCTAGACCGCTTTAAGCCGCTTCGACTGCTCACGCTGAGCAAGGTTAGCCAGCAACTTATCCAGTTCCTCGTCAGACAACTCTGAGGCATTCGTTGTCTGGGACGGTGGCGGTGCCACCACTAGACGGTTGGTTGCTTGTAGGTACAGTTGTGCTGCACGGTTGTCTCCCCCGAGCGCCTTCGCATAAAGACTATCAAGTAGACGTTGGGTTCGCTCGGGTGATCCTTGGATTTCTGTGACACGTCGATCCCATTCCTTCTTGAAGGAGGGTTTCTTTTCCCATCTGCGTAGCGTCTTGGGGTCTGCACCTAGTTGACGTGCCATTTCTTGCTGGGTGCGGGGGACTCGTTCCGACGACGGCGTAACCAGCCACTCCAGATATTCGATCTGGCGTGAGTCCAGCAGGGGGGTGCTAGGGTTTTCGTCGTCGTGTTCTGTTCCCATACTATAGGGTGATCGTTCGCCACTCGAACTGTATTCGCCTGCCGAACGATGGGGGGACTATAGGGGGGTCATTATTAATCCCAGTTCTAGGAGTATACAGTATAGAATGGTTCCACATAACGCAGTGGAGTGGAACCATTCGTCCAGTATACTTGTAGGCGTTTACAGCAAAGAAGGTCATTATGCCCAAGGTAGGTAACGAAGAGTTCCCGTACACTAAGGCTGGTATCGCTGCGGCGAAAGCAGAAGCCAAGGAGTACGGTAAGAAGATGGTTGTTCCAAAGAAGGCAGCCAAGAAGAAAGCAGCCCCGAAGAAGAAGGCTGCCGCTAAGCGAAAGGGAAAGTGACATGAGAGGTGCATCTCCGAGAAAGGGAGCCAAGACGACTGCTGCGAAGCAGAAAGATCTTGCGAAGTTGGGAACCTACCTTAGTGGTAAGGGTTCTGGTTCTGCTGATGCTGCCGCATCGCGGTCTGCTGCTAGAACTACCAAGTTGAAGGATGCTGTTAACACTAGCCGTGGTGGTGGTCAGCGCAAGGCTGCACCAAAGAAGGCTAGTCCTGGAATTAATGATAGGATGGTTGATGTTATTGATGCTGGTG